TTATTTCACTATAAAATTCCTAACCGAATTCAAATCCTCCAGACTATTCAGTTCTTGCTTCATCTCACGCTGACGGCGATAAATCTCGTCATTGCGATCGACCTGAGCCTGCGCCATTGCTGCCGCCAGTTCTTCCAGTTCCGGCATCGACAGTTTCACCTGTTGATTATCGGCATCACCCCACGCAAGGGTGGTTCGTGCCGTATCGGATTTCGCCGCCATTACTACCGGATAAAGGCGGGCCAGTGAGTCGGGGCCAGCGTTCCAGGTGCGGCCGTTCCATTCGAACGTGAACGGCTGCGCTTCCTGTTCTGTGCGCCATACCTCAATTTCTCGTTTTTTAGCGTCCTTTGCTGCTTCCAGCATTTCAGGCGTAACAGTGAACGGGGCGATTTCGCCCCATTTGCCGCTTTGCAACTCCTGCCAGATTTGCTGGCCAGTTTTCGCTGTATCGTCTGGCGTGGCTGTGTAGGGAACAGGGGCTTCCATACCCTCAAACAAAACCTCGCAGTCAATCGCACCGCTTTCAAGGTAATGCGCATTTTTGATATCAAGAATTTTCATTACGCAAATCTCACAAACAGACCAAGCATATAGTCTTCCGTCTGTAGTTCCGGATAGTTAACCAGCCCACGGTATGTGCCAGGTAAAAATTTATCTTCGGTAATGTGGATTTCAGCAGAACCGCCGTTAACAGGTGCAGAAAACACATATGGATGCAGGTAGCTACCACTATAGTTAATCCCGTATTTGAGCGGAAGGTTTCCAGGATTGCTCGTGGGACTGTACGCTGCCTGTACTAATGCACCTATATCGGGCTCGTACGCGGGGTAAGTGTACTTGCTAAGCCAGAGCGCCACATCCTTTGCAGTCAGACTGAATTTTACGTTCTCCCAGCCAACCAGATAGCCATCTCCGGAAGTCCAGTAGCGATTGTAATAAATATGACCGTTAATACCGTAAAAAATAATGATTTTGGCCACATATGCCGGATTGGGATTGGGTTGAGATTCCGGCCAGATAATTTCAACGGTACCCTTGAACAGCACGCCCTGTATTACCGCATTTGTATCTGCATAAACGGCATAGCGTCCGGGTTTTGCCGTTTTTACCCAGCGGAGAAAATCGGCCTCTGTTTTAAACTCGGTCCTGTCGCCGCTGGAAAATACTTTCCCGAATCCAAACATGCCGGGAATCGCCAGACGGCCTTCGGTGCGGTCGTAAATATTCTCCTGCGCATCTTTTTGTGCTGCGTTGCCCAGTTGTGGCGTCAGATTCGTCCATGTGACCGGGGCGGAGATATTATCGCCACGAACGGTCATAAGAATCCGTCCGTCTTTTCCAAAAAACAGAACCAGCTTTGTTGCTGTCTGACTGGTTTTGTCGCCCCAGCCATTATCCAGCCAGATAATTTCTGTTATCCCGGTTGTTTCTTCCGTTTGCGTGGAAAAGGTGTAATACCGTCCCGGATGTACGTTGTGCGCAGTTCTGGCTACATCAAACATATCGCTGGCAATAATTGCCGTGCTTCCGGGATTCGTCATTCCGTAACCAAATGCACCTGGCAGCGCAATACGGCCTTCCGAGCTGTCGTAAAGGTCTGTCTGAATGTCCTTTACCGCCGCGCTTTTCAGCTCAAGCTCATTGCGCATGGCTTCAGGCGTGTCCAGTGCCAGTAATGCGCGGGCTTTTTCTGACAACGGAGACAGTGAAGCATTTCCGTCCTGATTAAAGTACAGAAGATTATCTGCCCGTTGCGTCAGTTCACTGAGTTCACTGATTGCTGTCAGCACATCGTTTAACGGTTGTTTACCTGCCAGCGCGTTCATGATTGTCGTCGCAAACTCCGGGTCATTGCCCAGCGCCGCAGCCAGCTCGTTCAGCGTGTCCAGGACTTCCGGTGACGAGTCAACCAGTGCAGCGAGCAGTTTGCGGACAAATGCCGCGTTCGCTGTTTCCAGACCGACAGCATCGTCCGGTGGAGTTGGTGTGGTTGGCGTGCCGGTGAACGCCGGGCTGTCCAGTGGCGCTTTTGTTTTCGTCTCGTCCATGACGGTTTTGACAGCCTTTGGTGTGGCTGCCAGTTCTTCGCTGTCGTTGTCTGTATCACTACAGAGTTGCACCAGGCCTTTTTGCGTCGTGCTGGCGTTGGTTCCCTTCAGGTCATCAACTATCCGTTGCGCCTCGTCCCTGTGCTGTTTCGCGTTCTGCTCGCTTTTTGCAGCCGATTCGGCGCTGGCTTTTGCCTCACCGGTCAGCGTTGCGGCTTCGTCGAGTTTATCGACCGCTTTCTGGACTATCTTATCGGCATCTTTGACCGCCTGTTCTGCCCGGGCGGCATCCTGTGTGGCAGATGATGCCAGCAGCGCCACCTGATTTTTATCTTCGGCAACGGCTTCTGCATTCTGCTGTACGTTATCCGCCAGCATCTCGCAGTCGCTCTTAATTTGTTGCGCATCAGCGACATGTTGCCCGGCCTGTCGTTCGCTTTTCGCTGCCGCTTCCGCGCTCTGCTGCGCCTGCGCCACCATTTCCTCAAAGCGTTTCACTACATCCGGCTTTAAATCGCCTTCATCAAGGGCAGTCAGAAAATCATTCAGTGTGCCGGGCTTTGAGTCGTCGTATACAGCAATGTCGCCAACACAGTACTCGTCGTGCCAGTCCTGTTTCAGATACACGCAATACTTGCCGGTCTGCGCCTTAAAACAGTACTCGCCACAGTTTCCTGTCACCACATCAGCAACTGTGCGCATCACCACTTCTGAGGTGTTTACCCGGGATTTAAGAATAATATGGCATCCGGACATGGGGATGCCTGCGCCATCAATCAGCACACCTGATATCACTACAGACATAGTTATTCTCTCAACAAATTAAATCAGGAAGAGATTTCCGGAGAAACGGGCCACTCAATGGCGTTATATGAGGCTTTATCAGTAATGGCGCTGAAATCCATCGCCTGCAGCGATTTCGCGTAAATACGCCAGATTTTCAGTTTTTCCTTATCCTGCTCGCTGATTAGCCCAAGCAGTAAATCCATTTTCTTATCAGATATTTCCCGTTCAGCAAGAGATATAAGACGAGCTCTCTCCGACTCCACCTGTTGTCGGTAGTCAACAGGCACAGGAAGAACTTCACCGTCCATATAATACCAGCATGCTTCAATGCCAAAACCTTCCGGTAACGCATCCACTTCCACGATGGTAAAACCCACGGGATAAAGACGGGATACGTCTTCCGCCACTGAATAAATCACCCCGGTTTCAGGGTGAATACATAATTTGTATTTCTTCGTGAACTTATCCAGTGACTCATAAAAATCCTGCCCGTCTTCACTGCGGAAATACTGAATACCTTCTCCATAAGGCATCTCTTCAGGGTAATAACGCGTAATGTTTCTTAGCTCCATTATTTTCTCCATAATTAACCTGATACGGAGCGCCATGCGCCATCAATATAAATCTGAGCCTGTTTGTAATACACACCACCAATATTATCTGCTGACCTGCTTCCCGTTTCCTGAACGTAAATACCAGATAAAACACAACCTGAAGGAGCACGAAACGTCCACGTGATTTCGTTTCCTCCGGGATTGTGAAACACCTCGTTGGTATACTGAAAATTCTGCACGCTCCCTGATTTCGTCTGGTAACGTGCATCAAAGTTTCCGTAGTCTGACGGTGTTACCCGCCCTGTAACGTTCACCGCCCGATTGCTTTGTAACGCGCCATTCTGAAAACGGAATACATGCTGTCCATTGGCATAAACATCCAGCAGGCCGTCACCATTCTGTTTAAAGCCAGTATCACTGTCACCAATTGCAATTGAGTTTCCGCCCAGCGCGTTCTGAACGCCGATACCCAGCGCACCATTGACCTGAGAACCACCGCCAACAGACACTTTATGCGACATGGATATTTCACCCGTCCGCAGATTAATAGTGAACGGGCGAAGTGGACCAATATCGCCATTCTCGCCCTGACCTTCACTGGTAGGGATAAGGTGCAGGCACTCTTCCGAACGACGAAAAATAAGGCCAAAAGCGTCGTTGAAAATCCTCAGCGCATTAACACCACGGATTTTCAGCTCCCCGGTCATCAAATCACCAGATTTTTTTACATATCGCAGATCAAAATCTGAATAGATATTTCCAGGGTTTATCACGCTGAAATAGCTTTTCTCGCTATCAAGAAGACAAATCAAAGGAATACCCTTAATGATATCATTCGCTACCAACCCGGACTTGTTCCCCTTATAAAGTGGGAACGTGCCAAGAACCTTTCCGCCTAGTGTTAGTTGAAGTGTCGCCGCGTTGGTATTGTTCTGAACGGGGAAAACGATAATCGGGGTTCGTAGCGTCCAGTCTGTACCTCCATTAACAAAAAACGTCGAGGGAAGTTCCAGCGTCAGTGCGTTTGCAGTGCCACCAGCAACACCCGCAACATAATGACCGCTCTGAAGCTGCGCTATCTGTACGAAATAGTTTTCCGAACCACGCGTGGCAAAGTTAGCCACAACGTCATTAAGGGACCAACCTTTCGCGGTCGTTCCTTCCTGCCCACGAATGACTTTCAACACATCACCGCTTACCGATACCAGGTGACAAATCTCAAATGCAGACTCTTTATTATCGGTAAGCGTAATTTTTGCATAGACGCGTTGCCCGTTCGATTTATTTTCAAAATCGGCAGAAAGCAATTTTGCAAATTTAGCTCCCGTGCCCGGCATCACCGGAATATCAGTCTGAATCGTCGTAATATCACCAGCCAGTGCTGAAACAACGTTATTGCCGAATCCAAGAATCATTTTTGAATCACCGTTGTTGCATAGGAATAAATAAAAGGGAGTTTTACATATTTCTGGTCAATGGCATCTTTCAGAAAATAGCCTATACCATCACCATATTCTGGTATCTGAATAGAAAAAACACTTTCCGATACAGTCACGCTCACATCAAAAGTGTGCTGCAACGGCGGGTCTATTCCGTTTTTCCCATGAATGAACCGCGCCACACGGCGCTTTAACCAGTCAATGCAGAAATGCGAACCGTCAGCCTTATAAAAATTCCACGTTAATATTCGTTTGAAATAATCATCAGGGACATACGATGCCTGCCCTGGAACGTAATTCCGCATTGCCGCATAAGGGATTGTATTGTATTCAATGGTATCGTATGCGCCGCGTGCAATAGCCTCCTCGGAAACCTGTAGTAAAGGCCTTTCAACGCCATAAATCCCGAGTGCAATCCAGTCCAGTAATTGCCCGGTTATTGATTCCGATGTCCAGCATGGCAATGCCAGATTGTTGAGTGAATCGAGGTATTCCTGAGCAATTTCATTGTATGCATCAAAGAACGCAACAACATTCGGATCATCTCTGTACTGCGCAAATGGATAAGCAGGGAGAATTTTCTCAGTCAGATATTGCATGCTTGTTGACCTGAACCTGTGATGCCACCGTTGAAAAATAGGAATAGGTATCGCCATAAACCAGGCTTGTGTCTTTCGCCGGAAGAACAATATGGCCGTTAATACCAATGCTCACACTGATTGTTGAGATCAACGTCGCATCAACCAGCAACCTGACGGAACTGGTAAAAATATCCTGGATACGCAGAAGATTTATCGGGTGTCCGACTTCAATTGAATTGATGTAATCAGCAACGTTTTGCTGCACAGCCATAGCAATACCCGCCGGATCAACATAATCATCAGACACCGTGTTCCAGGTGATTAGCACCATGACGTTTTGTGATGACGGGATAACGAACGGCACCTGATAAACGTCCGGCGAAACGGTTATTGAAACCGTGCGTTTTTCCACTGCCGCACCGGATGGATTGCTTACATCGTTGGTCAGTTTCGAAATATCCGGTACAGATTTGTAAATCGCATAAGCCACATCATACGGATCACCGCCACCAACAACCGCAACCCATTTCCCCAGCGACGACTGCCGAAAAGAAATCAGGTTTTCTCGCACACCGTTTACTGATTTGAGCATCGCTTTAAAGCAATCCGGTGTTCCCTGCACACCAAACATGCCGGACTCCATGACTTCGGCGCGGTAAGATGCCCACGTTTGCGCCTCCTGACCTGGCATCCCTGCGGTTAGGTTCGTGCATTTTACAGGCTGGTCTTTTGGTACTGATGTAATGACCTGCGTCACGGTCCCTTCCGGTACAGCCCATGAGCCTGACGTAGTGGCCACACAGTAGACTGGTTCAGTCTGCCCACTTTCCGGAACCACCGTATCGCGGGAAACTGCATACTGGTAGTTACCGTCACCAACCACAAATCCTTTAGGGATACCAAACCCCGGTAACGCCTCAAACACCACGTATACCGCCGTATTTGTACTTAATCCCTTCTGTGCTCCATATATGTTTCCGAGTTGCATCAGTAACGGAATATTCGCGCCGTATGGGCTTACAGAGTTAATAAGGTCCACCCGCGCCTGGTCTATTAATGCCAGCGCCCCTACTGCCGTGCTGGCAAGGTCTGTAATAAGTCCTGCCGGAAGGTTGGCTGTATATCCAGGTACTTTTTCAGCAACTCTGGTGATAAGATTCGCGAGCAAATCATTGGGTGGCGTAGGCTGCGCACCCGCACTGGTCATAGTAATTGGTATTTCTGACATATATCCCCTATATAAAAACCGCCGAAGCGGTTTTAAGTTAACTTATTTTGCCTGTTTCATTTTTTCCACCCTCTCAAGCATTCTTTTTACATTTGATGGAGGATAGTTAAATTCATCGCCGTCTCCAAAAGAAATTTTTATAGGCTTCATTTTCATAACCAACTCTTTCAGAACTGCTTTACCAATTTCAGTTTTTGGCACTATAAAACCATTTCCATACAAGCATGATTTATAAGTTTTATAATATTCACCATTAATCAAAATTGGTGGATATTCTAATGGGCCATCAATTTGCACTGAATTATCGCAAAATCCATTACCTTTAGATTTTGAAGCAATAAAAATAGCTATTGTTCCATCATCGCCATACATCAGGAATCTATTTTTACTAACACCTTCCAATGGAGGTAATATTATCAGCGCACCATCAATATACCATTCAGCGTAATTCTCTGATTCATTGATTATGTTCTCATTAATTTCATTTAAAGATGAATATTCCCTGAATGCATTAGAATACCATTGTCGAACACATGATTCTGTTTTGCACTTCTCTCTTTCATTCCACAAGTCTGAAACAATTTTTCTAAAAGCTTTCTTATCAGTGCTCTCTAACTTTACTTTTTGATATAAAGAATTTAATTTATCATCAAGTTCAGATAATTCACTGTTGTTGCAAATTAACTTTTCAGAATATGATTTAGCTTTCGAGCAATCAAAAGATACTGCATTCGCAGTTCCTATTTGTAATAAAAAGGTAAACACTACAAATAATTTTAACTTAGACATCCTTAATCTCCTTATAAAACAGGAGAACAAATTTTACCCATTCTTAATGTCTGTTCAAGTTCATACTTTACAACCGCGCCCAGTTGAGTATGATTGGACGCATGAGGCGTCGAAACCTCCCCCAAAAGCTGATTACCCAGCACCCTACAATGTGTTGGTTTTTTTATGCCTTTTTTTTGTGATGGCAATATGTGCGATCACAACCCCGATCAATGTCGGGAGGGCGACGAATACAACACCCGAAAGGGGAATAAGTCCGCGGTATCTTTTGGGCCGTTTCGAACCTCCCGGCGCCACTACGTTAGTGGCAATTCGAAAAAAGCCAAAAGAGGTTACTATGACCACCCAACTCATCACCGTGTTCAACGGAACCATTTCGAACGAAACCATCCTTCTATGCAACGCTCGCGATCTGCATGCCTTTCTCGAAGTAGGTAAACGCTTTGCCACTTGGATTACCGAACGAATCAGCGAGTATGAATTCGTAGAAAATCAGGACTTTTTGATTATTTCCCAAAATCGGGAAAAAATCGGTAGAGGCAGACCAGCCAAAGACTACCATCTCACCCTGGACACCGCCAAAGAGCTGGCTATGGTCGAACGCAACGAAAAAGGCCGCCAGATCCGCCGATACTTCATCGAGTGCGAGAAGAAACTACGCGAAGAAACTACCAGCACACAACCCCCTCTGAATGTTGACATCATCATGCGCGTCAGAAACGGATCGGTTACCCACATTGAGCACCACAAATCAGGCTCAGTTATAACCACAGAATGGGCAATTCACTTACTACGCAAAAGTGGATGGATTGTCATGCCACGCGATGAACTTCTTAATACGCCACTGGCCCAATTGATACCCGAAAACTTGCCTCAAACCGGAACCTGCGTCCGGTAACTGGTTCCGTTAAAAAACACAACATCGATGTTATAGGTGGGGTTCTCTGCCCCATCTACCTTTGAAATTGCCAGCGATGCAAAATACCCGGCAAACTGTTGCTGAACCATGTTCACATAGTAGTCCGGGTAAATCTGCTGCACGATGCACTGCTGCGCAGGAATGCCGTAATTCGCGTAAAACGGCGACTCCCCCAACCCCAGCTTTAACGTCTGAATGAGCGTCGTCAGCCAGCCGTAGGAGAAATCACCGCTGGTGTCAGATTCTACTGCAACCCATTTTTTGTTGCCGTTCGCGTCAGTGACGCGGCCCCATGTTCTCATCGTGCCCTCACCACCATCGGATCTGGCCAACAAAATAACCAGACGCCAGAATCAGAAAGACCAACCAAATAAGCAAAAACTTCCAGGTGGATAATTTTTCAGCCATAACTCGAATCTCCCGAATCAGTTTGCTAAAATCAAACACGACTTCTCCTTGCCTTATTCAAGGTCAGAAACAAAAAGCCCCGACTGCTGCAACAGTTCGGGGCTTTCGCTTTATGGATAGAATTTAAAGTGAAATGAACCGGTATTAACCCGGATTTGGTTTCTTCGACGTGATCGTGCTGTTGCCGCTTTGAACGCCGGTCACATCATGGCTGTGGCCGCTGGCGCTCACGCCGTTGATAACTGCATCCTTCTCGACCTTGAGAGGGCCAATCAGCGAAGCTGTTGTATCCTTCATCTGGGCTTTGTCCTGGACGATTGGACCGTTGAGGTGAATTTTCCCGTTCAGGAAAATATCTTCGGCCTCGAGGTAAACAGCTTTCGAATTTAGCCTGATTTCTTCCGGTGCCACCGTTACCGAGCTACTGCCGTCCTCTGTTTTGAGGATCGCGCCATCCGGACCGTACAAAACGATTTTTTGCGGATCTTCGTCGGACCAGTCCTTGTTTGCCAGTGGCACGAAAAACAGTGGAGTGAGTGACATCGAGTAAGAGAGCGTCGCCATACCGGTTCCCAATCCGGACACACCGCGCAGTGATACATCTGCGGCAATTGTTACTCCTCGATCGCCCGGCTGTATCGGGTAACGAATATACGGGAATGTGGCGACAGGGATTGTTATCTGCGGAAAGTTGATCCCCTCTGGCAACATATCAAACTGAACGGTCACTATCTGCCCACTGACATCGACAACATGGCAGGGCAATTCGCGTCCTTTAAGCTCGGCTTGCTGGTTGCCAGAACTGGTCATCATCTCCGACAGCGTTCGGAGAAACGGTAATTTTTGAGCGTTTGACATTACACCCTCGCCCAGTTCTCAGCATATGCCTCAAATACCGTCACCCAGGCATCGCCATCAGCTGTCAGATACGAACCAATGTGTCTGACCGATTTCACAAGAAATTTCCCGGTGAACGTGGTCGAATTTTTTGCGATAACGCTGGGTGCCGTTGTATTAGCCATCACAATCGACGCAGCGCCAGAATATAGCCCCTCCGGCAGTTTAACCACATCACCACATCTGATATCGCCTCTCATAGGACATTTGAAACTGACGGTAAACGGTGCTATCCATGTCGGCTGCCCGACCAGTTCATGGGCATGAATTGTTTTTGGCTCACCCCACTTTGCTGACGCGTTATCGTAAATTCGTATTCTGTCGGAAAGAATACTGATGGCGATTCCGCTATACCTTTCATTACGCATCATCGCAATAGAGGCGTTTTTTACGACCATAGCCAGAGAACCAATCTCCGTATATTTTCCCGTCCACGGCTCTGGCAAAACCAGGTTGTCGCTGACTGTGCAATCAATCAATTTATTGGGATATGCTTTTTGCAAAGCGCGGACTAAAACATCGCCTACCCTTTCCCCTGCTTCCCCCTGCCCCTCAATTGAAAAAGGTTTACCGTCATCGGTTTTGCGTATGCTTGGATTTATTACCAGGTTCAAAGTCTGGTTCGTACCGATCCAGTTGGCATAGGCCAGATAAATTTCACCATAGATTACCTCCCCCTGTTGATCCTTATTTGCCAGTGGTAATCCCTGAACAAAGCCTGCTTTCATACGGACCAGACAACCCTGCAAACTCACGCTTTGCTTCAGCATGTCAATTGGTAATCCATAGATCGTCAGCATCGTACCCGAACAGACTACATCCAAACCAGTTACTTCAAAGTCAAATTCGACATGCAATCCACATCCTGGTGTTTCACTGGTATCAAAAGGTCCAATGGGTTTTCCATTGCTATCCACAGGCGGCTTGCCTGTTTTAGGATTAATAATTTCCAGTCGGTAATAACGCATTACGAAACCTCAAACTGATTCGTACTTTCGCGAAAAACAAGTTTCCCCGGTGAACAAGGCAGCGCCAGATTGATGTCGTAATTGTCAGGTGACGCGATCAACGGCATGTACACAATCACGTCGCCAGAACTGTCTTTCAGTTCCAGGTAGTAACGATTTGCATACAGATTAAACGGAACGCGGGCGAATGTTTCATATTCTCCAATTCTGGCCGTGAACTGAAACGGACCTCGCCCGTCCGGTTTGAAAGGAATTAACGTTGTCATAAGCCAATACCAAACTCCTGCACGACCTGGTTCTTAATACCTGACCACGATAGCGGCCCGTCTGACTGCATCCCTTTATCAAATTTATCCAGAACGCTCGCCAGCGTCTTTACTGTTTGTTCGACAGATGACAATGGTTGCTCAAATTCAATCTGCCAGGTATGCTGCACTTGCTTGTTCTGCTCAGAGAAACCGGATGTATCGATAAACGACCGCATCAGGCAACGCGTATAGATAAACGACGGAGTCAGAACGGTGTAACAACCGCCATACTGATTATGCATATCAAGCGCCATTTTCAGCGCCGTGAACGTCATTCCCTTCGTGGTGTAGCCACCGTCCTCCGTTGATGCCGGACGGATCATCTGCATGACTACCCGGTTAGGCTTCCTGACGGTCGCATTCGCTGCCGTTACCTGGTTATAGAAATTCAGGTTGCAAATATCCTGCTGGACTAACGTTGTCCCCGCCATCGGGGTAAATGCCGCCATCAAGCGTGTGCGTATCTCGCCATGCAGTAGACCATTCGCAATGCTTAGGCCTTCGGTCAAAACAGCAATCGGCATCACCCCGCCGGGAATTTTCGACGCTATGCCATCAACTAAAAGAATGGGCGATACTTCAAACGCCAGTTTGAAAGCTTGTCCAAAGTAATTAAGTGACATGGTTTACCCCGGTATTTGTTGCATTCCGGCGAGTTGTGCCAGTATATCTGAACCTGGTTTTTGTTGAACTTCGAGCCTGATTACCTGAGAAGCATTATTTGGTGAATATACGTTCCCCCGGTTCATTGCCAGCGCCCGCATCACATCATCGCCACTTACAGCACGAGCGGCGGCCCCATTTTCATGGTTAATAATGCCCTGAATTAGCTTTCTCATTAGCTCAAAATTAGAACCATCGATTTTCTCCTTAACACCTAATCCAGTGTACTGAGAGAGATAGCTTTTATAGGACGATGTGTTATTTCCATCAGATGAAGGGGCATAAATATCAATAATCTGATCAATCGTATTTTTGCCTCGTTTCAGGTATAGCATGACCTGCCGATCTAAGGCGGCGATACCTTCCAGCATCGTCGGGAAGCTGGCAAAACGGGCATTTGGCCCTGATTCCAGAGTAGCCCCTTTTTGTCCTGCGAAATTAAGGTTTCCGGGATTGTTATTCCTGATCCCTCTGGATAAATATGTTGATCTGTTTACATTGTTCGAATATTTCTGCAATCCTCCAGGCCAGACCTTGCCAGGATTGTTTTTTTGCCACTCCTGCACTTCATTAAAATATTCAAAATTAAAACGGCCTTCCAGCCCTTTCATTTCCTCACTGGTGGTAGGTGTGTTATTCGTAGGAATAGCCAATCCTGCTACTGTTCCAGCTGTAGCCCCTAGAAGGCTTCCGCCTACAACACGGGCGGCAACTCCGGTTGTTGTAGCTGCCACAGCACCAACTCTTGATGGCCCGGCAAGCACTGCGGCCCCAAAAAGCCAGGGATGTTCAACCGCAAAGCCAACAAATCCGCCAAGAGCTTTGGTGACCTTTGCAACGTTTTCGGCAAAATTGTTCAGGTCGTTATTAAAATCCGGGCCATTAACGTACTTACCAAGTTTATCCAGCCCCGTTTCTACATCTGTCAGAATCCTTTTAAAGTTCTCACCATTCATGAAATTCAGGGCAGCATTCGTAGTACCATCAGAAATTCTGATTAAAGCGTCTGCATTCCCGGCCAGCGCTCCCTGAAATCCGCTGGTAAGCCGGTCCCAGTTATTTTCTAAGTTACTGGTAAGATTCTGATACTGACTTGTATGTCCAGATGTGAGCAACGAGTCATTCTGAGAAGCCCGCAATAAAAACTCTTTGTTGAGTTCAGGTATTTTGTCCTGATATTTGACTAACTGGTTAGCAAAGCCAAAGTTAACCCAACCCAGCCCCCTCCCGTTTAACATCCCTTGAGTTAATCCTGTTCCCTCATACTCCTTTGCAAGAGCAGCAACTCTTTCTAACAACACAGGGAGATTTTCTGCTGCCCCTTTTTTAGGATTTATCCCTAACCCAATTAGCCCGTTGTAGGCAGGATGCTGAGTGTCATTCTGCGCGGCTGCCAGTGTATTGAGCAAATTACCAACACCGGAAAAATAAGGCGAATAAGTGCTTTCTGCCGCCTTTAACTCTCCTGGCGTTGCCTGCAATTCATCAGCATTTTTCTGTTTCTCTACAACATTACGAGCCATCATGCCAAAGCCAAACGGCCCGGCAACGCCCATAACTGCAAGTTTTGTCCCCCACGATACGGTGGTTTTAAACAGGTTGTTTAATCTCGAAGTGGTCGTCTGTAGCGTAGAATTGATCTGCTTGTAAGTTTTCAGCGTCCCCTGAGCGTTTTTACCCAGACTACTGAGATACTTATCAAACATCGTTTCGCCGCGACCTTTATAGTTGCTCACCAGCGAATCAGGTGTTTTTCCGCTGCCAACAAAGCGCCCTTTTTCGTCCCTCACTCTCCCGGATACATCCGGTCCTGTCCGACCAGAATTTGCCGCCACGGGCAAACCAGCGCCCACGCCGCGCCCACTCTGCCCCGGAATTTTCATTGGCGTTCCGGCAGGGCCAATCATCAGACCATTGCGATACTTTTCAAATATCGCCTCAAGCCGCTTGAGGTGTTCTTCATTAACATCCAGCGTCAGAACTGGCATCTGGTTACCAGCCATCACAATACTCCTGCGGGATTTTTGAATTTGAGCAGCTCACGAAACTGAGCTGCCGTTTTTACATTCAGACCGGAATCTGCACAGATGTCTCTGAATCCGGCTCCGGCTGAGTAGTCGAGGATGTCGCTGATGACGTGTTCGCCGTCGCGCCAGAACTGGCGGCTGATTTCAATGTCGGCAATGAAGCGATCCATTCCGTAAGATTCAATGACGAGCATTGAGTGCTCCATATTCCATTGACCACATCCATAGTCCCCTTCGCCTGCTCCGGTGAATTTATCGACGAGACGCATGTAAAAAAAACGAGTTCACCCGCAACATCATCCAGCTCAACGATTTCACGCTCCAGCGCCATATCAAGAGGGATTGTGTCGTAACCTTTGCCCTCCACCGGATAAACAAGGTTTGCCAGGCGAATTATTTCGTTCACCAGCGTATTACGAACTCCCTTATCATCGTCCCAGATACCGGAATCACGCGAGATCCGCTCCAGCATCAGAAAAGCGATACGCGGACCCGCAACGACGCCAAGACCTTCAGAAAAAATGGCAGAAAAGGTTTTACTCAGGATGAAGAAATGCTCTTTAAACACCTCTTTGCTGATCGGCGTGGCGTGAATCCAGGCTTTACCTTTCTCGGTCTGGACAGGAATAATCAGGTTTAAATTTCGCGCGATTTTCATACCAAATCCCACATTTCAGAGTTGATGTAATACGTACCGGTAATGGTGATGGCCACACCCGGCTCGCCCCCGGCGAAGGTCATATCCTGCACGTTGGTGATCGCCGTGTTATAGATATCGAAGTCACCGAACACCGTGCTGTCGCTATACACTTTTGCGTCGCCGATCGTGGCGTTCTTTTCCCATTGCGCCTTGAATTGTTTCCCCAGCGCCTGGCTACGCAGCAGATGAACACGCGCCTGTAAAATCATGTATGGCTGCGGCGACTGCACGGCTCCCGTCATGGCGGGTAAAAACTCCGTGATATTGCCCTGAAAGGACAATTCGACGCCTTCTTTTGCCAGAAATGAGGCGGACACATTCAGTTCGGAATGAGAGGTGAATTTAACGCTGGCGCGAACCCGGTTAAGGGTGCCAACGGGGATCATTGGATTAGGCACGGTTCAGTCCCTCACGAAAGCTGCATTGTCACATTGATGTTAAAAATGATTTCGACAAATCCGCGCATCGGCGTATAGGAGGCCGAAAGGCCCGCATAACGCCCGATACCGTAATCATTCGGATTCGTGTTGATATACTGGCGGAAAGGCACTGCATCGACGACAGGCTGGCCGTTGACCAGGCCGTAAGATACGCCCGTATTGAACACCGCCTGTGCGACCTGCTGTAGACGGTCGATCCCGTCCTGGTTGTAGTAAAGCGGGTTAATTGGGTTATTGCTGCCGTTGATCACCGTGTTGGCGAGCTGCATATCGACATTAATCTGCACCCAGTCCACGGAATACCAGTACGTCATATCGTTACCGTCACTGGTAACGCCTTTCACCAGGATCGTGTTGGAGATTCCGCCCTCAGCCCCCGTTTCGACGTAGTTAATATTCTGCTTCGTCATCGTGGCCAGAATGGAATTTTTGCCCTTGTGGGCGTTTACCGCCTGCAGATAGCGAAATGCCATCGGCGGCACCTTGTTGATTTCTGAAGGTGATGCGGAAACATAGTTCCACATTACGGCTGCTGCCGCGTTTGTCGCCGGGTACGTATCATCCGCCGTTGCAATAACCGACTTAATACCGGCATAAGGCGAAACGTAATTCGTGTCGTCCGGCGTTTTCGTCAGCACGAAGAAATACTGCATCGCTTCGTTGGCGGTGTGGAGTTTTGCCAGACTGATAAACTCCGCGTCACCATCCCACGACTGCGGCACCAGATACGCGTAAAAACGCAGGAGCGGATCTTCCATATAAGCTTTCAGTGCAGCGATTTCCTTACTGACCCCGCCTTTCTGTACTCCCAGCTCCAGCAGGTAAATCCCAACTGAATTTCCCTGGGCAAAAAACGTGTTTACTGCCGTCACCAGATTTTCACTGCCGACAATGGAAAACTGCCCCAGTGTCACTGGCGAACCGGAAAGCTGAGAATCAGCAATCGTCCAGGTCAGTGTTTTTTCATCCGTGACGGTAGCAGTATATTCGCCATTCCACGCGTCGGGCAAACACCCGGAAACAACAATTTTCACCTCAGAACTGTTTTCGCGTCGGATGTTGCTCCCTTCCGGAAGCGTCATCGTAACGGTGACGTTTGCCGCAGATTTTCCTGCGGCAGCCGCCGACAACGCAGCAATCGGATTTTTAACCAGATCGTTAATATCCTGATTGCTGGTGAGTAATACAGGCTTCCCCGGTTCATGAGTCGTGGAGCCAAACGAGAGAACCGCAGACATCTGCTGCAGATTCGAGGGTATGACCCCGATGGTCTGGGACACATTCACCGTGACGATATTAAATCCCATTATTTAACCTCATATTTACAAATAACTTTTTCAATCAACTGCCGGGATATTTCCCGGGCTGTGCTCTGGTAGTAATTCACGTCAAAATCGACAATCTTTTTCTTCGCCAGAGCGTTGATTTCAACCTGTCCCGACTTTGCGTCCTGAACCACCGGAATATTGGTTACACCAAACTTTTCCTCCTCCAACGCCCTGTTCACCACCGAGTCGACAAGATCCAGCGCCATTTTGTTGCTGAATCCGTAAAGCGTCAGGCGAACCGAATCCTGGACTAGCTGGAACCGCTCACCGCCGAAAACAACGGGAGCCACCTGCAACGAAATACTGTTGCGAACATCCACCGCGATATACGGAGGGCGAAGGTTCTGCGGTACCAGGTAAGACGGATACACGGTCGCGGCATCTTTCATTTGCAGCCAGATCGGGATGCTGTTGGAGATGATCTGCTCGTCGCTGATATCCTCCTCGCAGTCGATAATCTGAGAGCGCATGGTTGGTAAAATCGCCATACCGCGATAATGAAAAATACCCGACTGCTGATAACGGCTCTCCATTCGAGAAAAAGCAAACTGGACGCCGCCGTACTCACCGAGATAGATCGCATCGGGATTTTCCACATTAAAATCATCAACCTGCTGAACAGGCGTGAAAATAATGTTGTTCACATCCTTCGAGACAGACTCGTCCTGAATCGCAATAACCTGACGATGCAGACTGCCTTTGATTTTCAGACGAGTTGGTGACTCAATATTCAGGCGACACAGTTCATCGCAACTGATGATTTCCGCATTAACCCAATAGACAAAGCCATCCAGCGGCAGAACCTGCCGGACATAGAGCCTGAACGTGATTTCCTGGTCTGACGAGATAGTTTCCACTGCGGATTTAAGAACGGACGAGAGCTGCGAACTGTGCTGTTCAGCTAATTCCTCAAGACTCGGCATTGTTATCTATCCACGCTATAAAGCTGCCCTTAAACAGGCCGCCATCTATGAATGACGGGCGCCGCTCCCCGGTATATTTGTCCTTAAGCCTTGAGTTAACACCCAGTAACGCAGCCTGGGTTGGGACCTGATTTCCGTTGATCGTCATTCCGGCCATTTCTTCGGTTTCAAGAAATATATGGAAAATCTTCCCGGTCCCTTCCAGAAAATGCTCGCCAGGTAGCGGAGCCTTATACTTGAAGTGATTGACCAACTGGTACGCCAGTTCAGTACCTGCCTCCTGGATAATCTCGTCCTTATGCATTTCCCAGAAGTGCGTAAAAATTTCGTATCGTTCCTCGAGGTCACAGGCCACGTCAAACGTGGTTTTTCCCGGTTCGTCGCCGTAGTCATACGGCTGGTCGATAACCCCAAAACAAAATTTCATGGCGTGTAACCCCATACCGTGCCCATCTGCATCAGCACCGCAACAACCTGTCGTCCATACGGATCCTGTAACATCTGCAAATCCAGCAAAGACAGATTACTCAGCGCATCGCTGATGGTGATCGAACCCGATGTCCCCTGGTCTGCTGCCGCACTGACAAGCCCGGTAGCCAGTTTCCCAAGGTTGAGTTTTTTTCTCAGGTCGGCAAACCACGAGCCGGGAGCGAAATTCAGGAGAAATGAGGCGGCAGCGTTATAAACCGTTCGCACATAGATGATGGGTAAACGCTCCAGCCCCTGATCATGAGGGATTAGCTCCATCGCAGACTGAAAGCAACATTCCAGCGTCGGATCATCGTCAGCAATAGCATGAACCGGTACTTTCATGTCGTCACGAACAAAGCGAATAAATCCCTCCAGTGACGGACGCAAGGTCATTATTTTTTAACCTTAATATTTCGCTTTGTGCTGGGCGGATTTTCCTGTTCAGTGTTAATCGCTTCCCCGGTGATTTCCATTTCAATGCCACCCGGTTGAGGTTTTTCGCCACTCTGAATCACTGCCTGATCCACTGCGTTATTCAGCGATACGGCGCTGGCTGCGAGAATTTCTTCTGACAGGGATTCCAGATTTTCCGTTTTCTGCTCCGCGCAATCCTCAATGCGACCGACGCTCACAGGTTTATCGATGGAATAGCAGATACCGGAAAAATTCTTGTCCACCTTGTCACAACGCTGGAATCCGTAAGGCTCATGCTGTCGGATGATGTGGTCGATAATATCGGACTGATTTTCGATCATATGCTGACGTCCGGACGGAATTGTCACACCGAACGACTGCGTTTTTTCGGGGAGTTTGTAGTTGAACGTGTGCGGCTGACGTGAGCAGTTAGCGATGTAGAGCTTCATAAATTTTTCCCACAAAAAAGGGGAGCATTTAGCTCCCCGCATTATCAGATTGAACGTTTATGCGTATTTGGCAGACAACAGGGTGATCCCCTCAGGGCGGAAGTTCCAGCCCGGCGTCGCGCGCATGGTATACAACGTGGTCAGGCCGCCATCCGGCATAGGGGACGGGATTTCCGTCGGCGCTGCCATATCACAGAACATCACGTTGACGGCCTGCTGGTTAGGTACCAGCGTGGAGAAAATATTGGTGTTAATGGTGTGACGCGCTTCCGGAACCTCAATCGTCGGGTTCGTAACGATGATCAGGTCATTACCACCAGCGCCTTTACCGATCAGCGTGTCGTCCTGGCAGAAAATGATGTCGTCGCCTGTCGCCTTATCGGCGACATCTTTAACCATCGTTCCCACCGTTCCGGTACCACCACCAGGACGCTGATAACTGGTCAGCTCAACAATTCCTGTCCACTCCAGAGCCTTCATGAATCGCTGTGGGCTCAGAATAACAGTCGTTAATGGCTGCCCCAGCAGCAACATGCGGGTTTTCTGGTCAGCAATCAGGCCAAGCATAAATTTAGCCATCTCGCCGGAATCCCAGGTGGTGTACGAATCGTTACCTTTGCTGTCGTTGCCCAGATTCAGCGTCACTGCGTTCGGTGAGTTGGTGATCCCCTCGTTATTAGCTGCATTCACGCCATACAGCAGCATATTACGCAACATTTGAGCGTGTCCCTGACGGTTAGCCAGGCGCAGGCCTTCAATCAGAGAATAGCCCCAGCGATCTGCTGCATCAGTATCGAGATAGCTGTATTGCGAGCGGGAAGAAATTCGGTAAGTCATCATTCCGTCATAGCCGCCAGAGATACTGGAAGACGGTAACTGACCCGGCAGAGACTGGCTGACCTGCGCCTGCGAGGTCATGCGCAGATATTTCTGATAGACCATCAAATCACTGGAACTGATTTTTACCGCTGGAGTACCACCAGCCAGGACTTCAAACGCCCCGGAAGCCATGCTCTGTTGCACGATCATTTCCGGCAGCACCATTGACGGCGACACAATAGTAGTCGCAGGAGTAAATGCGCTCATTAATTAATATCCCCTTAAATTAAAAACAGGCCGCACGGTTTGCCGATTTCCCAGACAACGTTACCGCCATCCTCTTTTTTCACCGTCAGGTTTCCGTCAACTGAAATCATCAGCAGCTTAATATCCACTTTCGGATTAGCGCCGGGTGATCCCGAATAAACATCAACCATGTTTTTCGTCAGATCCCACACAAAACCACTGGCAGCAACGGTGTTATTTCCATCAGCCAGCGCAACAACTTCTGCACTGACAGGGAGAGGAATGCGGGCACCTGAGCCAACGCGGTAATAGTGAACAAAGCCACCCGCGAGATATAACGGCACCGGATTATCCGGCGTGGTAATGCCATGAAATGCCTGATTAAAGACAGTAAAGGCGTTACAGGCGTCCTTCGTGGCTTGTTTAATTACCGCGCCGTTAACGCTGTCTTTCGCGGGAGCAATGCACTCCATAACTCCAACGCCACCCCATACCGGTTCAGTGATTTTGCTGTCCAGTCGACCGGAGCAAAGTTGCAGACGAATTGCCGGATCATCCTGCGCATCCCCCTGCATCAGCCCACGGGATTCGACGTTAAAAAGGCCACCAAATGCTCCACGGTTTTTAAACGGATGAAAGTTAATATCAGCCATTGTTCAGGCTCCCTTGAGTGTTAATTTTTGCCAGACGACGCCCCGGAATTTTGAAGGCACTCAGCCAGACGTTCGGATCGCCCTGATATTCAGTAATGCGACGCCCGGCTTCATCGTTGCGGATACGTTTATGCAGTTGCCCCTGCGTACTCATCATTTCTTTTTCGATGGACTGACGGGCGGCACTGAAAATTGCGTCCTCAAGCACAGCCAGCGTTGCAGAATCCGCAATCGCGCGAATATTGACGTCCTTGTGTGCTGGAGAGTGTTTCTGCATAGCGATTAGCGCACGCTTGCGGTAGTCCAGCGCATTTTCACCAGAAAACGGTGCTGGCGCGTTTTTACCGCAGGCACTGAATGCGGAGTCGGCTTTTGCCTGCGCTTCTGCCAGGGCAGAATCATTGCGTTCTTTTTCTGCCTCCTCGTCGGCCTTACGCTGTTCTTCTGCTTCGGAATCAGCCTTTGCTTTCTCCTCAGCATCTTTGGCTGCTGCCTCGTCAGCTTTGGCTTTTTCTTCCGCCTCCTTTGCTGCAGCTTCATCAGCTTTACGCTGTTCCTCTGCGGCTTCATCGGCTTTGGCCTTTTCTTCGGCCTCTTTTTTCGCCTGCTCTTCGGCATCCGCCCGCGCTTTGTCCCGCTGTTCCAGTGAGTCCATGCGCGTGACTACTCCATCGATTTTCTGATTAATGCCGCTCAGGGCATCGTTCACCACCCCCTGTAACAGGGCCTGGAGTTCTTCTTTTTCCATCTCGATTTCACCTGTGTTTGTCACTTCAACCCCTGCGGGGATCCGGTCTTTATCCCACACGCCCAGCGAGCCGTGGGCTTTCGTCACCAGGGCGATGTGATCAACCAGGAAAGGAACGCCTTCGATTAAAAAATTGGTGTCACCTTCCTGTACTTCCACATTTCCTGATGTGCTGTTGAACACCACCGACGGGCTTGTCGAAACATCCCCCTCAGTGATTTCTTCAACAATGCTCTGGAGGTAAACGCGGCACACCGCCCATACCTCATCACCCCGGATATACGGCAGCATGACGCTACCGACGATCCGCGATTTAAAGTCCTCCTCCGTCAGAACTGCGTCGTCAGGATGGTTTGCGATAACCGGAAGGCCATTGCATCGCCTTAAAAACTCCTCGTTCAGATAGAGCTTTGGATCACGCCAGACGTGCTCTTTCAGCCCGGCGCGATAGGCAAGCCCGGTTCCGGTTATGCGCAAATTCACCAGCCACATGTTGGAGAATTTCACCGGAGACGGTACGGTTCCGTCCCTGATGCGTTCTGCCACTTCAAGCTCGGTTAAACTCACGTTTGCCCTTCTCCGTTAAAAATTCGTCGGGTAGTTTCTGAGGGGCGTAGATCGGCAGAGCATCGCAACTGCAATAAACCTCCTCCCCGGCAGCAGTGATTTCGTCATAAAAACCATATACGGGCTTAATAAGCCCCTGCTCCAGCGCCCACGAATCGCGGAGGAGATAAATTTTCTCGTCGCGCTCTTTGTGGTCCTGTCGGTATTTGTAGCCCGGACGCCGCCAGTTCGAATGCCAGCGCAGAGCAATCGCACCACTCTGAACAGCCAGCAGATATTTAACGTTGCTCGCCAGCTTATGTCCCTGGTCAATAGCCACCCGGCGACTGATAAAATCCATATCCTTCACGGACTTCTGAAAACCGGACTTCACTTCCCGGCGATCTATTTCGCTCACCCCGTCAGGTGGAATGGACGTAACCCACCCCTGAAAACGCTGTATGGTTTTCTCGATGGCCTGTTCGCGGTTGAGTTTTATCAGGTTGGCACTGGCGAAAATTCGCCTGTCGAGTTCCTTGCGAAACTCAGGTTTCAGTTTTTCAACAGTGATTTTTTTAGGGCCGTCAGGAGGCTGATCCCGTAATGCCCCGCCGTCGATGACAAGACGGCTGTAGATAGCGGTGAGATGTTTTCTGGCTACGGTATCATCTGGGGTTTCTCGCTGAGCGGCTACACGGAGTTTCCGGCACCATTCGAGCAATGATTTTTCGCTATCCCACCCGTGATTTACGTAGTAGTTAACGGCATCCGTCAGAACCTCATACAGCGTCCTGATCCGTTTCTTCTTCCTCCCCGCCCGGCTGGAAATTGCCATCAGGCGTCTCCTGCTTCGGTGGTTCATAATTCGCCAGCGCGTCCACATCAATGATGAGTGGAGCTTCGCCATAGGTTTGCGTGGCATTAACAAGGCTTGCCAGCCATTCAGTGACGGCGGCACGGTTTTCAGGATCAACCTGTGGCGACACGGCAGAAAAAAGTGCTATCGCCTGTTGAATCACTTTACTGTCGCTTTCCCGGCGTTTGTCCGGCGACTCCTCCACCAGCTCCTGCCACGTCGCGGTAAACTCGCGCCGCCACTGGTAAAACGTGGTTTTATAGTCCTCGGTTATGATGTCCGGGTAATCATTTTTCAGCGACTGATAAAATTCCTCGTTCCAGGCGATGTACTGCACCAGGCGTTCGAAATAATCCATCACAGGTTCAATCTGCTGGCGTACACCATCGATATACTGGCTGATGGCTTTCGAGTCCTCCTTACCTTCACCGAATCCGTTACTGAATGCTTCTTCCTTGATAATAATGGCCGGAACGTCACTCCCGGCGGCAATATCAGCAATGATATTGTCGCGGGCAGTATTCAGCGCCCCGTCGATGTTTTGCAGGTTCAGTGAACTTACGTCTTCGTCTTTTCCAATACTCAACACGCCTTTATTTTTGGCGGCTTTCACGTTTTCCCTTTTACGCCCCGTGGCAGCAGCCATGATCCCGTCCATTTTCGAACCGTTCTGCACAACTTTAGCTACCAGTACGCCCGCTTTCTGACTAACGAGATCATTCGCCTCCATCGTGTTGATATAGGATTTCAGGGAATAAAGAACGCGCTGAAACACACTTCGTCCGGTGAATCCGAACGATGAACTCTGAAACTCCAGATAAATCGGTGTGCCGTTGAAGATTTTCAGTGTGCGTGACGGATGCCAGTCTTTTCCGCCAATCTTCAGCCTTTTGTTGGCTTCCTGGAAAAACGGACTGTTTGGGTTCTGGTCAGTCACCATCGAACCGGAAGCGTTCAACGGATCCCACGCGTTGATATACACATCCTCTTCTGTCAGCCCGAATGTCGGAAGCGGCTCACGACATGAAACACTGTCGGTGCCCACGCCGATCGCTGCAGCACCGTAGCAACGAGACAGAAAAAACAGATTTTTTATCTTCTCGTTGACCCTCATACGTTCCCATACCTCCTGGAAACGCCGTACAACCCTCTCGTCAGGATCTGTCTCCACGTTATACTGTCGCGGCTTACACATCGCCATCAGTATGGGTTTTTCGACAAGTTTTCCGCCCAGAGGATGGAATTGCCACAGCAGCTTACACAATTCATAGCCAATATCGGTTCCCGGCTGAATTTCTTCAGCCTCAAGAATACGCATCAGTGCTGAACCGAGGCCGCCAGTAATCTCGATCTCTGCCATCAAAAATATCCTGATTTTTTACAACGCCGCGTAATTACCGTGCGCGATGATCAACCCATAGGTGTAACAATCGAAAAGGTCATCAGCACGTTTATGCGCGTCTTTATCCGCCAGGTGGAATCCGGCGATTTGTTTTATGAGGTGGTTTGCGGTGGTGCGCTTGAATGAAACGGTCTTGTCGTAAGCCTCCCGGACGATTTTGCACACCCCCTGATAGTGGTAGCTGGATGCCATCACCGCCCGTTCATCTTTGCCCTTGCTGGTTAGTGCCGATTTAATCGGCGTCATATCCCAGCCTTCGGTTTCCGCCTTCTGGTTGAGGATTGCCCCCATCGCGGCGTCTTCCATAAAAATTCCCTGGCTGCCCAGACGCGGACGGCATAATTTCGCGAGGCGCTCAAGGTTGTCATAAACGCCGGGGATATATTCAGGAAGCAATGACGCTTTAATTTGCGTCACATCCCAGTCAATAATCGTCAGTTTTGGCTCGTCCGAATACGTTGACTCATAAGCGAAATACACCACGCCAGTACCATCATTTTCGGTCCCGCCTTTCAGCGCCGTATCCATCACTGCGAAAATCATGTCGCAGTACGGCGGCATCTCAATCGGCTGACCGTCCACCAGCAGCTTATCGACATCGAGTAACGCGTCTTTGGACCAGTCCACGAACTCTGCAAGATATTCCTGCTGCCAGACGCGCGGATCGGATTTCTTTTCCGTTTCCTCCAGTTCTTCTTTCGGAATAAACGGATTCGATGAAGTTGGCGCATGGTGCATGATAAATCCCAGGGATTCATCGTGGCATATCGCGTAGAAAAAATTGCTCTCGTCGATACCGTTTGGTGTGGAAAAAACCCACGCACAGCCACGGTAATCGACAAGCGTCGGGCGTATAGCACGGGGCCAGATTTCCTCGAGCATTTCCGGCGATTTAGTGAATGCAGCCTCATCAATCAGCACAGCGTGATATTTACGCCCACGCCCGGCCAGTTTGTTATTGTCCGTTACCCAAAAGTCGATGCGCCCCCCATTACGGAGAATGATGCGCTTTTCATTTTTTGACTGGCTGAGGATCAGCGGTTGCAGAACGGCGCTAATTTCATCCCAGATTTCCTGGTACTGGCGGTATTGTGCGGTAAAAATCCCCACCCTACCCGCGATAAGTTGCCCGGTGGTAGGAACGGCAAATTTCCGCGTAGCGAAACTGGTAGCGATGTTCACCAGCATCACCGTTTTACCCCAGCGACGACCACAGCATACCGCGTGGAAGCGTTCCTCTATTGCCGCCGTCCATGCAGCTATTTGCCCCTCATGAGGTTTTGGGAGGTAGATTTCAATCGACATTATCCACTCCCGGCATCGGCAGAGAGTTGTGGATAATTATTTCGTTATTCTCACCACCCACGCCTTTTTTGAGGTTTTCAATCTCAGTGCGCAGCTTTTCGTTGCGAAGCCTCAGTCCTTCAAGCTCCAGATCATTGCGACTGTCAGTTGCACCACCAGCAGAACTTCCTTTCGTCGCCGTTATCAGCTTGATAAGTTCGCGCCGGGCGGCAGCCTTATCCTCCAGCAGGATCTCAACGCCGAATTTTCCGAGCTTTGCCCCTGCATATAATTGCCGCGCATCCCCATCAAGTAGAGTGGTATCAGCCATATAAAGCTGTCCCGTTCCCTCACCGCAGCACTTCGGGCAGTCCGGATTGGGTATGGCGTTATCAACAAAGCCGAGGCCTCCATATTCTGGTTCAGGCTTACCGTCTTTAGATGCCTGCGCTGCTGCCCTGTCAAATTCTGCTATATCTCGCCACTGGTAGAGGTGATTCTCCCCCCAGCAATAACGGCAGTTAACACGGCGAAATTGTGAAATCTGATTGGGATCAGCTTGGACAATGGCCATCAACTGGCTCACCAGTAAATCCAGGTCTGCGGTATAGCGTTTCTGGTACTGATTGCGGAACCATGAGATAGCCCGATAAACCTTAACATTTCTTAACAGACGTGAGGCTGCGGCACTTGCTACGTTTCCCGTTCCCTCGTAACCCGCTAGGCGGTATGCCTCGATGAGGTTTTTACCCTGCGCAACCAGCATGGCGAATTTTGCCTGCTGGTCAGAAATGCCGAATTCATCGGGACAGAATGAAAATTCCTCCGCGTCGCCCTCATTCAGACACGCATCGGATACTGGCTTTTTTTTCTGAGATTTTCCGTTCCGCTTTTGCGCAGTCTGCGCAGATTTTTTCTGCGCACTTTGTTGCGCAGTTTTGCACATTTCTGTCTGCGCATTTTTCGGAGGTTTTTTGATGTAACGACGGGCTGTTGCGTAATTCAGTCCCCTTGCCTCACACCATGCCACCGGAGATACACCGGAGCGGGTGTATTCAGCAATATATTCCTGCTGCAACGCCCCCCAGTCCGGTCTGCTCATCAGTTAATCCTGATTTTTATCCACCCTGAGTAGTTCGCGCAGGGCAAAGGCATCCCCTTTTCTGGCAAGCTTAAACAATGCCGCCCGTAGCTCGGCTTCACCTTTCGCTCTGCCCTTACGGATGGACGCATAAAAATTTGTCATTGCTTCCCGATTTTCTTTCAGTCGGTTCAGATCAACATCCAGAAAGTTAGCGATTTGTTGTGCAGTCATCCGGCACGCTGCCAGAGACTCGACTTTCGAATACGGAATCATTTGTCACCCCCATTGATATGCAGGGTGTCTTCTTCCTGTATTTTTCATGAAGGAATTTACTGCAGAGTTACTCCATGCCAGTCTTGTTGAATGGCTCCAAAAAATAAGAGAATAATTCATAACATATATTGTAATTCAGGCTCGGTTATTTCGAATTGAATACTTGCATTAAAATCTGATAAAAAATTCGTCATAACAACAACATTCTCTTCTGCATGTGCCATAACCTGCCGTAACAACCCGGCAGTTTTTTTTATTGAATAAATTTCCGGTTTCTTCCACCATCGCACCGGCCAGGCGACTATGAGGGGACAACGCCGCGCTCCGTTAACGCAGTAAACCCCGGTGTGTATCGTTTTTGATTATTCCCGCACACTCGCGCAGAGGAGTCTCCCCGTAGGGCTGCGGTCTCTGTTAATGCGGAAATACGGCGACGATACAACGCATTGAAAAAACTATTTCAGGCACTGAGTACGGATATATTCCTGAAGCGTTCTCAATGCTGCCTGGTCGCTGATGATTCCGTCTCTGATACCGAGAACGTTTCGTCCAGCAACTGGAGAGAGTTCGACGCTGGCATCATTGCCCACGCGGGCGGTGGCGGTGGCTTCACGCACGGAGCCTGGACAGGTGGCGTTGATCCGCAGGCGCTTACGACCAGCGGTAACATCAGCACGCAGAGTTTCATTTTCAGCTCTCGCATCGGCTAATTCCCTCGAGTATTTTGCATCGAGCGCAGCAACATCGTGCTGGCGCTGCTGCATATCAGTAATGGTGGCGTTCGCCAGCTTCAGCTCACTGACTTTTTTATCGCGCTGCGCTTTGTAAGTGATGGCGTTATCGCGGTAATGATTCAGCCCCAGACTAAGCACACCACAGACCACCAGCAGAATAACGGTAAACGCGGAAAGCATTCGGTTTATGCTCACCCCAGCATCCCCGACGAAGACAACATCATCCAGCCCAGGGAAAGAAAAAGAGCAACCAGCATTAGTGAAAATGAAATGCCGACAATTACACAGAGGATCTTCGCCAGAGTTATGAGTTTGTCTGATATCATTGGTCACCACTCCATCAATCCGTCTTTGTGATTTTTCCTTTGCCTGTATCAGCCAGGACAAAATCAATCAGCAGATTCGCTTCATTTATCAACGTGCGAATTTTTGATACATGTGCAGCTTTAACCGACTTCCACTCACTCAGCCCGGTACCAAACAAACTGGCGATGTTTTTATCCCGTTTCATGTCAGCGCATACCTGATTGAGTTCTTCCATCACGCTCATTCGACGGGGATTAACGACAAAACCCTTCGTCCAGTATTCATAGAGAACATCGTCGCACTCTTCCTGATACTGAATGACCCTGTCGCGGATTTCAGGTTTAACTTTGTTGGGATTGATGGTTTGTAACCAGCCCGCAAGTTTTCGAAGTGGCAGGGATACCATATTGCGTCGTTTCCCATCCTCAGCAACCATAACGATTTCCGTTATAGTTGACGCAAAACGCTGTCTTAACTTAGCCAACTGTGATTGCCAGGCTAGCCCCATCCCCGCAACAACAGGCTTCATGTGAACGTATGGCTCGCCATTATGGTTAACCACATAAAGAGAGTTGCCGTGAAACGGCACGGTCATCATATTCATCGGTTATTTCCTTTTAGTGATGAACCTTGTCTCACAGGAATCCGGCCCACAGAAAAGCACCGATAGCCAAACCGGTATCCTCAAGGGTCATCCTGAAAGGTTCTGTGTTGTGAGATGCGCGTGAGATGCGCAGAAATATTCAGATATGAAAAAGCCCACGCCTTTACGTGGGCCAGAAGGCCACTCGTTGCAGCCTTGTGTTTTGTTTTTTTTATCGTTTCAACTGAAAGTGAGGCCCGTCCTTCAACGTTTTCCAGTCCCCGCCCCATTCGATGGCGATTCCCAGCTCTGTGGCGGCCTGCTTAAATGCCTGCGCGATTTTCTCGTACAGAGGCCAGTTCCATGACACCTGGCTGCCAATGTAAGCAACAACATCCACCGCATCACCTGTCAGGTGGCGGCTGTTCATGGTCTGGCTCTTGCCTTCTGCAACCAGTTGTTTCTGGCGCTCTTTCGTGCGCAGACCTTCCGTAATACCGAAATCAACCTCCGTCAGCTCCAGCGCACGGCGAACGACAGCAACCAGCTGTGGTTTTACGCCCTCCAGATTTTTCTCGCTCCGACGGCTGAATCTGAATTTACCCGACATACTCACCTCCGTAATGAAAGGATTTTTGAAACGTTCCCACGAGCACGAATCACCAGCACGCAGAACAGCAGATTAAGCCCCACCGCCAGCCAGTTCGCCGCTAACGGACGACCACACAGATAGCTGAGTGGCGCAAAGGCATAAAGCAGCATCAGCAGCCAGGCCAGCCATGACATCAGCGGTTTATGTCTGGAATCACAGCGACGATAAAAAAAGAGCGTCAGCACGATAACCGTGCATAACGCCACATTCAGCAATCCGGGAAGGTTACTTAACATTGCCGCCTCCTCCACCCCGCAGGCGGGAGAACAAGCCGGACACCAGTGATGCGATATCCTGCTGGTGGATGAACGACAGAATCTTCACCGACACCACGGATACCAGCACCGCACACAGCGCATCTGCCGATGTGCCGTCATAACCTGTTTTTGCCGCTATCCAGGCAGACAGCACACGCGCTCCCAGCACGCCGACAATGAACGACACCAGAAAATGCGCCGCCACCCGCCAGGCTGAAAGCGCCTGCGGCATCGTTGCCACAAATAACGCCCCGGCGAACGCACCAAACACAATCCCGAAATCCGTTCCGGTAAACAGCCCGAATACCGTCGCCCCGCCGAGCGCCGCTGCCGTACCGGAACCGGATAAGGGTTCAGACATAAATACCTCTCAAAATCAGCGTGATGGGAGTTTATACCAAGTTATAAAATTATGTGATTAAGTATCTTTTTGTGGTCCCATACAATAATCAGATGAACTACATGTGCTTAAAGAAATTAGTTCGTTAGTAGAGAAGGCCTTTTTAAACTCGGAATCACTCCACACATTCTCCTTATAATAGACCCTTATACTTTCACCAGTAGCATAATAATACTTAGCCATTTCCATCATGGCATCGAAACCTTGTTTATGAGATCCAAAGACATCCACCTTACACATATTGTGAATGGGAAGAGTCACATTATCACGCTTTATACCAATACAAAAAAACTGACTTTCCTTACCCCCGGATGTGTAAACTCCATATGATAAATTATTTATCTGAACATTACTAAAGTACTTATCATAATCACTCATCACTGCATGACTTGTACCAGATAACAATGAAAGAGCAATTAAGGAATATTTTATTTTCCGTTTCATAAAACCTCTTATATACGCCAACAAGTTAATCAACAAATCAAATAATAAACACATCATTTCAATAGCATCATTTTATTATTTCTTTTAACACACCTCTTGCATCATAAAATTCGGGTTCATAATAAGTGGCTCTTTTATTTAAACCATCTCTTCTGACTCCCTTCAGAGCAAAACAGGCACTGATCAGACTTCCAAATGCATTGATTCTTTCTCTAACTGACACAGTTGGTACAACTAATTGAGGTATAACACCTGGATTTACAAATGTGGATCCAGGAACATACCTGGCATTGGTGGTTCCGGGTCCATCAGATACTTGACTGTTGAATCTGTCATAAGTCAACTCCACTGCCTCAACAATATTCTCACTAGGGATATGTTCAACTGCGACAATTTCGTTCTGCTCTCGCATCATTATCCGCTCAAATCCAGAAAAGGTTACACCGCGCTGGGTTAGATAATTGACTGACGGTTGAATAGGATAAAAAATATTATTTGCCCTGATACGGTAACGATATAATCTACCATGAAATCCAGAACTTGAATAATATTGCCTGGCTATGTTATATGTTTCAATTAAACTGGTTGTGGTCGCAATAAATGCACTATCCCTACTTCCTGCCGCACATGAGTCTCCTCTTAAATGTTGCTGTAAATTTCTGTTAAAACCATGAGATCTAAATCCATCACGAAATATTTCCTCTGGAGGGCGAGAATCCACTCTATAAACAAAATCCGTAGCATTCGCATACCATGAGAAAGAAATGAGAAACAATATAAATATTTTCAACACAATATTTCACCTCTTACTTAAAAATAATAGCAACGCCTCCATCAAAATAAATCTAAGAAATAATTAAAAGTCAATCAGAGAGTTGCTGTCCTCCATGGTTAGCTGACATCTATTTACTCATTTAATTAACCAGAAACATACCACCATCACATCCCGCGCTAATTAAATAAGAAACACCATGTATTCAACAAAATATTAAAATTAATACAATCTTTATTTAACAGGAACAGTCAGAATGTGAAAATATAATCAGAAGTGTATACTACGGACGTATGAATAAAACAAAACCCGCTCGAAGGCGGGTTCTATTAAAGTTCCTGCGCAGACTCACCTCGCGATACAGCTTTGCGAAGCGTAGCGAAATTGAAGCAGTTTGTGCGTAAAAAATCAAGCTATTTTTTGAGCAAGTGATTCTCGCATGGGAATGTATAGCGCATACTCAGCAACAGCCAACCAATTAGCAATTCGCTTTTCACATGTGCTAAAACACCACTCTGGGTGTGCATCATTCAGCAATTCAGCCATTTTGCGCTTAGTCATCCCCCGTCCTTCATACCGCTGCTGGAGGATACAAATCAACCCCGGATGATCTGCCAGCACTTCACTAATCACCCGATCAATGCATAGCGCCTCGGCATCAGTACAATGCACCAGCCAGCTCTTTTGCTTGCCATTGATAATTTCTCGCAAAAATGATTCCAGTTCAGGTTTCTCTATTCCCGCTTTTTTCATTCTAAACAGGGCTTCATTGATGGCTGTTTTCGTCAACTTTTTTGACGCCAGCAACTGATTGAACATATTCCCTGATCTACCGCCGCCAATATACGACCAGCGCCCCCACATACGTAGTTTTCCCTGAATCCAGACACTTTCCAGCGTGTTGAGACGAAGGTGTTCTCCGCTTTTTCCTGTATGCGTTGGGTAAATCATAAATATCCCTCCTTTCTCCAGATTTCTTGTGTGCGAAAAACACCTTCTGCATGCATCAGGCGTAATTCTTCTTTGGTGTAATCGCTGTTTTTTACCCGCCCGTCGATTAAATCATGGCACGAGCTACAAGCAATCGCTGCCTGCATATCGTGTGGCTTTATCGCTGTTCCGCACGTTCCCGCCAGTCGGTAATGCGCCAGCACAGACGTTTCCGGATCGTGATTGCAGTAGCCAGGAATTCTGACGGTGCACATCTGCCCCCGCGCCGCTTTACGTAAGTCCACCATTACGCAAACTCCAGTAGCTGTGCGGCCACATTTTCTACTTCCTTAGGAGAGGAAAATTTTCGGAACAGAATCCAGTTCCAAAGCACATTCAGTACGGATTTATAAACCTGCTGAAACTCGGTATCGTCCATGTTCGCAAAAGCGATGGATTTCGCTCTGCGCCCGCGGTTACCGTCCGGATAAAAATGCTCGGTGTAAAATCCGGCCTCAATAGTTACCCATTCACGGAAAGCATCAAATGACTTTAGCAATGCCGTATCGCAGGTTCTGTGTATCGCAATGGTATTCAGATATTGTTCTGCGGCATCACTCAGGGCTGGCGTATGTTCCCTGCCGACTGAGTCACACAGATAATCAACGAAACCGGACACCAGTTTTCGTTCGCGGGACGTGATCGCCCCACCGACCGGAGTCCAGTAATCAAATCCGAGTTGCAGGAGTTTGAAAAAACGCTTGTGAAATGCGTAGTTACGAACGCGCTTAAAATCAGCGTGTATCCACTCACCTATCTTTATTTGATGCAGGAAATCACAACTCTCCGGTGTCGCCGGGAGAAGTAATCCAGAAGATGTTTGTTTGACCAGTTGTATATGCGCCATTGCATTCTCCAATGGCGCTGTAGGTTGCCAGTTGTTCAGGCTGGCTTATAGATTATAACTCAATCCCGTATGACCTTAAAACCAATCCTTTCAATGTATTCGATAAAAGCTTCAACAGATAAAATTATATGATCTTCCGGGATTACAGTTGTGTAAATTATTTCTCCATTTTCGATACGCACCGCATAGAGTCCATTTTCACTCAAAGCTTCACGCAATTTATCAAAACTCTTCATTAGAATCCTTCCAGGTAAATAGCGTTCCCCTTTACGGGGGCCATCCATCTTCTCCCTGCGCGCAAATCAAGCCCAAAGGATTCTAATTAATATTTCACATGAGGCAATAACCAAGAAAACACAACAATATATAAAACATATAAATTAAGAATACAAGGTAAACTGCGCGTGATATAAAAAACAACAATGAGAACATTATGACATTGTACATTCTGTTTAATAATATTTATTAATTAAAAACAAAATATCGAGAGGGGCAAAATCGGGTGCATTGAGGATGCCTGACACATCAGAGGTGACGGGGATTTCTCCCCGCCGGGTCTCTTACTCCTCAGGTTCGTAAACTGTGAAGACAGCGATCTCCGTCTGACCGGTTCGGATTCGCACCTCGCAGAGGTCTTTCCACGTTACCAGTACCGTCACTATGACGGTTAAACAGATGACGATTAGAGCGAGTAACATCGCCTTTTGCTGCTTCATAGCCCGCTTCTCCTTGCCTTTCGGCACGTAAGAGGTAACCTATAGGTGCAAGTCATAGATATATCCTCAGATTAATGTTAAGCGTCTTGCAGGACGCGTAATGTTAACTGGGACTTTTCTCTATCGGCCTTTGGTGGCATGCCCGAGGCAGATAGCCTCAAGCACCCGTAGTCATTCGACCCGTTTTAGATTTCTCAGCCAACTTTATGCTCACAACATATACAAATTTCCCGGTTAAAGCTCATCATGTTAGATAGTTTTTGCGTACGCACTATTTTTTTGTGTAAACTGCGCAAAGAAGTTTAGCACCCTAAATTGTTAAGGAAAAATTAAGGAAGTGTTAATGCTTGAGCAAACAGTAAAAAACATCAATTCACGCTTTGGCTGGCGCAACACCCGTAAGCTTCTTGGTTCATCACTGGGTGTAACGGCCCAAGGATTACCCCTTTTTATTGAACGTGTAAATAGTGTAGTTCAGCATAATCCCGACCTAAAAGATAGAATCGACGATTTCTGGAAAGGTTTAATTTTTAGCGGGAATCGATTACTTTCTATTTATAGAATCACCGATGAAGACGTAGCAAAATTACAAACAATTTTCACAAATCAGAAAAAGGACAATAGCCCCTTCTCAGAAAAATACCCAACTCCTTTATCCAGAGAGGAGCTGTTAGTTGCTGATACTGAGCTGCATTTTGCTGAACTACGTCAAGATATCATTCGTGATAAACAAATTGACACTGCTGTTTTTTTATCCAAAGCGTATTACACTGAAGTGATAGAGCTTGACCCAACACATCTTAGCGATGCGGGTATGGAATTACGTGCTAATGGTGGAGAAATAAAATGCAAAACACGCCAAGTCACGCAATGCTTTAATACCATCATGCTAATGCCTGCAGAAAAAATATTAATTCTTACGATTGATTTATCTATCCTTCCAAGAAGTGAATCACAGCCTCAACAATACCTTGTGGCTAAATTTATAAAAAAAGAAGCTGGCGTTATTTTAAACAATCCCCTTGAGTTATTTGGTTCAATACAAGATCTTTACGAAAAAGTAGATGGCAGAATTTCTCATGTATCTTTTATCACCTCAGATGGCAATACAAGTTCTTTAAAACTCAAACCAAGTCAAAAGTGTTTGCGTCAAGATGTTTACCATCATAGTGGAGAGTCCGCAAGCCCAATATTGACAAAGTTTAAGTTGGGAAAAATTTGGGATTTACCACAAAGTTCTTCACATATTTTATCAGTAGAGTTAATATTACCAGGGAAAAGGACAATGCTTGATAATCCTAGAATTAGGTTGCATGAAGCAATTGCGAAGAACTGTAACAACATTGATTCGATTATATTTATTGTTGAAAAAATATTGGATTCTGTTAAGTCCTGTGAAGAGAAAAGAAGAGCGAGATCATCAGGCCATAAATGAAAAAGAGTATATATCACGACATTATCACGCAAATAGAGCAGGATTTTAATGATCCTGTTCGCAGTGTGTGTCGTGATCTTTTTCTTTTTCTGGTTAGTAAAGATGCTAAAAATATCAATCACTTTACATACAAAACCCTTATCAATGGTTTGACCTATCTAACTGATACGAAAGATGACTATATCCTGCTAATAAAAGCAACTGATTATTTATCTAGCTATAAAGCACACCTATTGGATATGCATTTTCAATACATTGATAATTTAACGGAAGAACCAATACCAGTTGAAGATGATCTTATTTCCTATGCTTTAGACACAGGAAGTTTTTACCATCCAGAAACTGGCGAATTGGTTGATAATTTTAGCCAGTATCTTTATCCATACTTTACTCCTTCGAGTCTTTTGGAGAGTCTGCATGAGTGATGTAAACATCTGTACTGCAGACCTTCAATCATTAATTAGAATGGATCCTGAATTTAGGGGAATGGTTCAAAGAAAATTAGCTGCAGACAAAAATATTTTTGTAAAGCAACTCTATGAAGATTTAGACGACGCTATTCAGAATTTAGAAAATGACAAACACTTCTATCAAGATGCTAAGTGGGGAGAGGACGAGCTAACAGCGTCGATCAAAAATTTCCTGAAAGGTAGGTTTTATGATGTTGAACATGATACTCAACATGGCGGTCACGTTGATTTATTAGTTAAACATCAATTCGGAAAATTCGAATGGATCGGTGAAGCAAAATTATGGAGAGGCCCAAAATCTATTCATAATGGCTGGATTCAGCTAACCGAACGTTACGGCACGGGTACGTCACGTGACGATCATGGAGGAATTCTAATTTATATAAAGTCTGACAAATCAGCAGTAAAATTCAATGAATGGAAAGAATTTTTCTCTACGACCGTTTCGGACGCAGAAATTGAAGCGGAAGGCTCTCCCCTCCGCTTTAAGAGTATCACAAAGCATCCAGCAACAGCACTTCCATATCATGTAAGACACATGGGAGTATCCTTATACCATTACACTGGTAAAAAACCCGCTGACTCTTAACTGGTAATTGCTATATATCCAGTCAAAAAACCTAAGGCTTTTTGCAATCTTTTACGAATTGTTCCATCTGAACATCCTTGTTGTTTTGCAATAGCACGAAGAGATAAACCAATCACGAAATGAGCAACAATTAACTCATATTCTTGTTGCTTATATCTTTCTAACCTAAGGATACTAATGTCAATAACTCGCCCTTCATCATTGCTGCACTGACGACGTGATTTTTTACCATGAGGGACAACATTTTTATATTTATCAGCTATTTCCTGCCAATCAATAGAACTATTTCCAGCTACAGCCCAGGCTCCCCAACTGTCCAAAGTATCATATATATTAGCATTGCTATCTACCTGTTTTTTATATTCTTCTTTGAAGCGCGCAAGAAGCATTCTAGCCATCGTTATTATTTCTATACTTGTAACTGATTCATAAGCATCAGGAGAAATAATTCTCCCATCACTTAATGCCCTATCACTAAGATTTGCTATTTCCAATAATCGTTCTTTAGTTATTTCCATTATTATCTCCACCGCCCTTTCGGGCGGCCTCCTGCTGTTCTGAGGGTGCAGAAATCCCTCAGGTTAAGGACTCTATTTTATTCACAGTGCTGAATTTAATTATTCAGATTTGGATTATGCTTTCTCTTTCACTTCACGAAGTTCCGATTATTAATTTGGCTCAAAACAGCACCTCCTGAAAGTTTCCCCGATAAAACGCCAGTACACGCTGCATAACTTCGCTTTTCCGGCACTCGCGACAGATTATGTTCTGGCTCCTGTCGTAGCGGCGTATTTCTCCGTCTGGTAATGACCTGATGAGGTCCGGATCAACCACAGCCGTTTTCTTCACCTTTGCCCTTGAGAGTTTTTTGCGGGCGTTTTGCCAGTCCTTACGCGCCTGTTCAGACGGAAATAACCCGTAACCAGAGTTGTATACATCGCCACTGGCAACCAGCTCTCTGGCGAGAACGCTCATCAGATATCTTGTCGCACCTGTTTTCGCTTCCAGTTGTCGTAACGTCTCACGCCCACTCTGGCGTACGAGTTCAACAACCTGCCCTTTAATTTTTTCTCGCTCTTCCTGTGTAGATACTTTTGCCATAAGCCCTCCCCTGGAATCACTTTTCCGACACAATACGACTGGAGGAATCGACAATCTGTCGGACAATATCCCGGTGCTTGTTCAGCTCCCGCAGCGCGGCGCAGACTCGCTCCCACTTCTGGACATGACTTTTCGCCCGGCGCAGCTCACGGTTAGCCATGTGCAGCGATAGTAAAATCAGGCCATCCGCCCGCGTTTCGGTAAACGATGGCAGCGACTGCACAATGTCCGCCATAGTTTCTGTTTTAATATCTTCCTGTGTTGCCGCTTCCTGTACTGGTAACGCAACACCGGCTCGCTGAGGAAAGGCTTTACCAGGTGTTTTCACTACCGATACAACTTTCGGCTCTGCTGGTAAATTATCGCCCGGTATGCAGTAACGAAATTTACCGTTCTGATTTACGCGAATCAGGCGTCCTTTGCTGATTGCCATAGCCAGCGTTGAAGCCACTTTGCGTGATGTGGTACCGAACAATGTAGCCAGTTCATCCGCCGTTTGTGGGCCACGTTGTTCAATCGTCGCAGTTAAATCGCTCTCCGAAATTTTCGCGACTGTTGCCGTGGTGGTTTCTTCCGGCTGTTCTGTCGGTGCGGTCTGTTCCTGCTGAACGTTGTTATCAGCCACACGCCAGGTGTATACGCTTTTATCAACGAAACCAGCCTTTTTCAGTTCCCACAGCTCGTTCAGCACTTCTTCACGACTGATATCAAGTCGCGCAGCCAGTTCTACCGACGTGGCTTTCCCCATTGCTTTCAGTGCGTCAAAAACAGTCTCCATTAAAATTTCCTCCCGGTAAAAATCACTTCTCAACTCAAACAAAACCAGCCGCTTTCCGGCGTTCATATTCCTGTTTCAGCAACTCAATTGGCGTTGCCCCCGACGGGCGTTTGGGTGCCGCCAGTTGTCGCCGGACTGGCGGAACGCTCAGGCCATTACCAACATGCTTTGCCCATTTCGTCAGTTGCCGTTCTGCAAGCCGTTTTAACTCCCCTTCGGTCATCTGGCGCTCAATCCCCTTTGAACGCATCTCGAGGCAAATGTGATACAGCACAGGCTGAGACCACGGGTACTTATCACTTCCGTCGTATCGCCAGGACTCATTGCGCCAGCGGCGGTACTCCTCCATCACAGCATCCACCGTCAGACCAAATGGATTTGCCCCACTCTCCGAAATCAGCGCCACAAACTCAGCCAGGTCCGGAGGCCATGTTTCACCCGTCCGGCAGCGGTCCATGCACTGGCGGCAGACCTGACGGATTTGCTGCTCAGTCATCGCGCCAATCTGTGCAATCCAGAGCTTCGAAGGTGCGGCCCCGTTCTTCTGGGTCCAGCGGTTCGAATAAACCTCCCCCATGAGTTCCCACAGTTTCCACGCCGTTTCCGTCGCGGATAAATCCATTTTCACGTTCCCACTGCTCACGTGCTGCCCGAATTTCCTGAACTGCCCGTGATGCAGTGCCACCTGGCTTTGCTGCATGGTTCACCCCCTTGCTGACTGGTTTAACCTGCGCCCTGACGTGATTTACGTGACGGGCGAATTTCTGTTCCCACTGAACCTGCGTGAAAACTTTCCCCTCCGCTGCCCAGTAGTCCCGGAAGGCGGCAAGTTCAGCAGGTGTAAATTCCGGCTCTGGCGGAGCCGCTCCCCACAGTGCAGCCCGTCGTCGGAAATCCGGCGACGGATTCCAGCCGTCGGTCATCGGAAATTTTCCGATAGGTTCGCTCAGGCCTTCCAGGTAATCAGGTTCCGCTGCCTGCAACGGCAAACCATTCGACTCACTGGTCGGAGCACTCTCGCGCACGCGCGCGCTATGTGTGGGGTTTAATTCTTTTAGATCTGTATCTGTATCTTTATTAGTTGCTTTTGTGTTTGCGTCATGTTCAAACACCACACCAACATTTGTTTGAACACCTGTTAAATCTCTCTCTTGTTTTTTTTGAATATCTGCTTCCTTTCTGCTTCTTCTGGCTTGAACAGATGCTTTTCCGGCGGCTGATTTTTTGGTTAATTTTTCCCTGACTGATGCCAGATCTTCCTCAATCCGAAGATGCACCCATTCATCGCCGTTATCGCAAAAAAACTCCCGCAAGGATGGTTCCACATCAGCCCATCGCTCGTTAGTCAGACGGGAAATTTTTGCCAGCCTGTTTTTGGGTATTGGCTTTCCTGTTTGCCAGTAATTGAACATCAGCAACAAATACGCACCGTGCTCCTCTGCTGACAAATGCATGGTGTCAGCCAGGTAATCAGCTATGTACAGTTGCATGTATGGTAATGCGGCCATAATTGCCCCGTATGATGCTGCCCGGTGGCTTACAATAAGCACAAACAGCATGGAAACTTTTGCTTAATGAACAATGAAAGAATCGTCGGAAGACCCGCCGCCGCTGAAATGCGCTTTACGGTAAACGGCCTGGACTGCGTCATCATGCGCATCAATTGCCGTACTCAACGCTTCCTGCGCCGCCAGTAATGCACGGCGTTCCAGGGTATCGAAGATGCAGAGTCGGTGACGCAGCTCGCGCGGAAGAATTGCCAGAACCGCAGGGATCAGTTTCTGAATTTTTTCCCTTTGCGCTTTCGTTTCACCTTTCAACCAACGGTGATAGATATTCTGATGATTGTTCCAGTCCTTGCCTGGTACCAGGGGCAATTCGCCGCCCCCCTGGCGCAGATATTCTTCAGTAATTGCATTGGCTACCCATGCCTGCCCTTTTTCAGCGGCCAGGGCTAACAGCACTGATTCAATGTGCTCATGCCTGATTTTCATGAATCAACTCCTGTGCATTTTGTGTGTTAGCCTTACATCCAACAGGTAAACCATCGGTCGGATTCGGGTAGATATCAGGCCGGAGTTCATGAGGTGTAACCTCGAAATTCGTTACTTCAGCAACACGTAATGCTTTTTCAGGGCTGAATCTTTCATAGCCCCCCAGCACTCGACTTACATGCACCTGAGATAAACCCGTTAGCTTCCCAAACTGTAGCTGGGTGATATTTTTCTCTTTTAAATAGTCTCTTAAGTTCATAGCCAACCTTCTACGTTATGTCTCGAGTAAATATTAGCCCCACTAATTTTAAAGATCAATAGTCAGACTATCTTTGATAATATTGGTAAAACAAATAAACTCTATGTATGAAAAAAACACGTGACGTGATTGCAACTCCAGAAGCGAGCAAGAATTTAAAAGCCGCATGGAATGCAAGAAAAAAAGAGCTGAAGCTGACTCAAGAGCTGGCGGCTGAGTTGTTGGGATTCGAATCTCAAGGCACCGTTAGTCAGTATCTGAACGGCAAGATACCGGTAAATACCGACGCTGCGCTAAAATTTGCGGCTCTGTTAAAGGTAAAACCAGAGGACATTCGAGAAGACCTTAAAGACTTAATGAATTATGTAAGATCATCAGATACTTATGATGATAGCTTTTCAGGCAAAGGATGGAGGCTGGTCAATGAAGAACAGGCAGAGTTACTTAACCTCTTCGAGATTCTACCTGCGTCAGAAAAAGCCAAACTCCTTAACCAGCTACGTGGACTAAACAAGCTCTACGAGGAAGCCTTCGAGAACATGCTGGCACTAAAGAAACGCAACCAGTAGCCACCGCTCACTACCCAATCCACAACAAAAAAAACCGACGTCTTAGTCGGTTTTTTTGTGCCATAACTTCTGCAAATCAGCTGTATAACTAATATTTTTCCCTTGAAAAAACATTTACTTAGTTACCAAATCAAAAACATCATACGTCACACTGTTGACTTGAAATATCCGTATTACTAATATTTCTATCAAGAACAGCACGGCGCTGTAGGTTTTAGTTCCGCCACCCGGCGTTAAGGGGAGAGATAAGATGACATTTACTCAGAGTATTGACCCGCCAGAAACGAATAATGCTGTATTTTGCCTGGCGTATGAATTGTCTGTACAAGCATCAACAATGGCAAAGGAGAGAGAGCTAACTCCAAGGCAGGCACGTCTCGCACTGGAACTCGCCAGCCGGGTATCAGTAGCAAAAAAAATCGCACCAGCCGTAATGGCACGAATCCTGGCTAATGCAATTACAGATGTCAGGTCACTACAACCATACAATTATCATGTCGAAGAGGCATTAGAAAAATTAATCGCTGCTGCGGACGCCATCATTGATGAACTGTAATAATTGATATGCGGGAGAATTTCTATTCCTGAGAGACGCATTTTTCACGCCCGGACAACGCCCGGCAATTGCCAGATTCAGTTTTTCACGCTGCTCTGGCGTAAGAAGTTTAACAAATTCTTCAAGAACAAGCGTGGTAGCCTCTAATCTGGCGGAAAGATAATCAATATTTTTGTGTTGAGATTGAATAGGCATAAGCAATTCCTTACTGGTTGTGTGAGAACTCCAGTATACCACCGAGCCTGAAGTGGTAAAAAGACAGGCATACAACACGAAGGCGCATTTCCGGTATCCATAAAGAGTCGGTCTTGTCTGTGAAATTTAAATGGTGGGAGTGCGCCTCCGGTTGTGAATAACAACACTGCTGTGTGTAGTCTTGGCGGCATCAGTTTTTTCTTGAAGTACGACTGATGTCTGCCCTTTTTAAAGTGAATTTTGTGATGCGGTGAATGCGGCTAAGCGCACGCGGCACAGTTAAAAGCATCAGTGTTATGGGTGGATTATCCGGCGTTAATTGTTAACTGGTTAACGTCACCTGGAGGCACCAGGCACCGCATCGACAAAATTCATTTGTAAAAATGGAGATAATTATGATTGCTCATCACTTCGGAACTGATGAAATACCACGTCAGTGTGTGACCCCTGGCGATTATGTTCTTCATGAAGGTCGGACATATATCGCCTCGGCAAACAATATTAAAAAGCGAAAACTTTATATTCGGAGCCTGACTACAAAAACATGCATTTCTGACCGCATGATTAAAGTCTTCCTCGGTCGTGATGGTTTACCTGTAAAAGCAGAGTCATGGTGATAGATAAGAAAATAAAATGTGCTTACCACCTTTGCAAAAAAGACGTTGAAGAAAGCAAAGCTATTGAAAGAATGCTTCACTTCATGCACGGGACTTTATCAAAAGACGAACCGAGAAAATATTGCAGTGAAGCTTGTGCCGAAAAAGACCAGATGGCACACGAACTTTAATTAACTGACTATTCGAAACTGAATTTATGCCAGCAATGGCAGGGATTCACTCAATCTTAAAAAAGGAAACAGAAATGAGCATTATTGAATGTGAAATTGAACTTAATGTCATTAACGATTCTCTCGCCGAATTCAAATGTGGGAATACATTACATGGTTTTATTCAGATTTCCCAAAAAGAAAACGTTACGGTAATTATTGATGGCGGTTACGTTCTGGGAACATTTGATTGTTATGTGTGTGCTATTAAAGAAGTCGCATTACTCGCAGCTCGTATTGAAGAGGCTGACAAGAAATACGGCATCAGTTATCAACGACAGAAAGAACTCTCAGGCATCGCATCATCAGTTCATTTCTTTTATGCAAACTGAATATGAGTTGAGGTTAAAAAACAATGAGCACCGACAAACAAGTTTACCCACTGTATTACGAAGCAAAAAATGACAAAGTAAGAAAACGTCTCGGTATTAAAGGCGGTTTTTACTGGGCTGAAGCGAAAAAATTATCCATTGCCATCTCCCGTGGTGCTGTTGCGATTGACGATGCTGGATACGATGAAGATGACTTCAAAAAACCTGTTCGCGTCAATTTGCCCGTTGTTGATGACCTCCCGCCAGAAGGCGTATTTGATACGGAATTCTGCAACCGTTACGAAAAAGGCGGGGAAGATGGCATCACAATGGTATTTATCGCGCCCTCACCCTCTGCGCAGGACAAACCAGCCAGCACTGACAATACCAATGTTAATGGCGAAGACATGACGGAGATTGAGGAGAATATGCTACTCCCGATTTCTGGCCAGGAGCTTCCCATTCGCTGGCTTGCTCAACACGGCAGCGAAAAACCGGTAACGCACGTTTCACGCGACGAACTCCAGGCATTACACATTGCACGGGCTGAGGAACTACCAGCTGTTACAGCCCTGGCTGTTTCCCACAAAACCAGCCTGCTCGATCCACTGGAAATTCGCGATCTCCACAAACTGGTGCGTGATACTGACAGCGTTTTCCCTAATCCAGGCAATTCAAGCTTGGGGCTGATGACTGCTTTTTTCGAAGCATGCCTGGACGCAGACTACACCGATCGCAGTCTGCTGACAAAAGAGTGGATGAAAGGAAATCGTGTTTCACGCATCACGCGCACAGCTTCCGGCGCTAATGCTGGCGGCGGGAACCTCACCGATCGCGGCGAAGGTTTCGTTCACGATCTGACGTCACTGGCGCGCGACGTAGCCACTGGCGTACTGGCTCGTTCAATGGACGTGGACATTTATAACCTTCATCCGGCACACGCTAAACGTGTCGAGGAAATTATCGCTGAAAATAAACCGCCCTTTTCTGTTTTTCGCGACAAATTCATCACCATGCCTGGCGGGCTGGATTATTCCCGCGCCATCGTGGTTGCGTCCGTAAAAGAAGCACCAATTGGGATCGAGGTTATCCCCGCACACGTCACTGAATATCTGAACAAAGTACTGACTGAAACTGATCATGCCAACCCTGATCCGGTAATCGTGGATATTGCCTGCGGTCGTTCCTCTGCCCCGATGCCGCAGCGTGTAACAGAAGAAGAAAAACAGGATGATGAAGAAAAACTGCAACCATCTTGCGCAATGGCAGATGAACAGGCAACGGCTGAAACAGTGGAACCGGATGCAACTGAACATCATCAGGACACGCAGCCGCTGGATGCTCAGTCACAGGTAAATTCTGCTGATGCGAAATATCAGGAACTGCGGGCAGAACTCCATGAAGCCCGGAAAAACATTCCATCAAAAAATCCTGTCGATGCCGACAAATTGCTGGCTGCCTCGCGTGGTGAGTTCGTTGAAGGGATTAGCGACCCGAACGATCCGAAATGGGTAAAGGGGATCCAGACTCGCGACTCTGTGTACCAGAACCAGCCAGAAACGGAACAAAACACGCCAGAAACTGTAAAAACCAGCCCGGATGTGAAACAACCTGAGCCAGTAGTGCAACAGAAACCGGAAATAGTCTGCAATGCCTGCGGTCAGACTGGCGGGGATAACTGCCCTGACTGTGGTGCGGTAATGGGCGACGCAACATACCAGGAAACATTCGATGAAGAGAATCAGGTTGAAGCTAAGGAAAATGATCCGGAGGAAATGGAAGGCGCTGAACATCCGCACAAGGAGAACGCTGGCAACCATCCGCATCACGATTGCAGTGATGAAACTGGTGAAGCGTCAGCTCATGTAGCAACTGAAATCATGTGGCCGTCATATTTCGAGCCTGGCCGCTATGAAAACCTCCCGAACGAGGTTTATCACTCCGCCAACGGCATAAGCAGCACAATGCTGAAGGATGCCCGCATCAGCCTGATGTATTACCACGGACGGCACATTGCCGGAACTATTCCGGGCGAGGAAAGTGATGCATTGCTGCGTGGACGGATTATTCACAGCTATGTTCTGGAAACGGATAAATTCGCTGATGAGTATGCCATTCCGGTACCGGTTCCTGAATATGTGGTTACTACTTCTAACGAACTGATCGCCATCATTAAAAAACACAATGCCAGTCTGCCAGCACCGATGACACCAGAACAGATGAAAGAGTGGATCGAAAGCTACAACAGCACTCTTATACAGCCACTGTCGGTAAGTGCCGGGGCCGAAGAAACGGGCATCCTTTACGGTTCGCTTCCGGAGGAATTCCGGCGTATTCCTGAGGGGGAAAAACACACAGCATCAGCAATGAAAGCCTGTATTAAAGAATACAACGCAAACCTCCCTCCTCTGTTGAAAACCAGTGGATCACGGGAGCAACTTCTGGAGCAAATTGAAACTGTAGATCCAGAACTGGCAAAAAAAGAACGTGCTAAATCTTTGCCTTACAACATCAGTGGCACAAAAGAGCAATTAACCGAAATCGCACGGAAAATTCGCCCGGAACTGGTGACACTGGAAGACTGGCAAAAACGCCAGCAAGAAGAAAACGCCGGGAAAACGTTTATCAGTCCGGATATGTATGAACAGGCAAAAAATATTCACGCTGCACTGCAAAACAATACCGATGCAGCAAGGCTACTCAACCACCCGGATCGCAAATCTGAAATCAGCTATTTCGGTTTTGATGAAGAAACCGGGCTGGAAATCAGGGTCCGTCCTGATATCGAAATCCGGCTGCCATACGAAAGCATTTGCGCCGACGTGAAGTCAGTCAGCCTCGGTTATGTGCGACAGGAACGACTGAAAGATCGCCTGCACCGTGAAATTATTGAGCGTGATTATCACCTCAGCGCAGCAATGTATTGCGATGTGGCAAACCTGGACAAATTTTTCTGGATCTTCGTCAACAAAGATGCTGGCTATCACTGGGTGGCCGTCGTGGAAGCCTCGCAGGAACTCCTGGAACTTGGTCGACAGGAATATCGCCGGACGCTACGACAGATAAATGAAGCTCTGGAGACAAACAACTGGCCAGCACCGATTACCGAAAGTTATACCGCCGAATTAAACGACTTTGATCTTCGTCGTCTTGAAGCACTGAGCATCTGAGGAAGGACACAATGAACGAATTAACTCAACAAGAAAATATTAACTCTAATGTTGCGGTTTTCAGCCCTCAGTCCCTGGCTGCAATTCAGACATTTTCCCAGGTAATGGCTTCCGGCATGGCTACTGTACCGGAACACCTCCGGGGAAATCCATCAGACTGCATGGCCATCACCATGCAGGCGATGCAGTGGCAAATGAACCCTTACGCAGTAGCTCAGAAAACTTTCGTTGTGAATGGTGTGCTCGGATATGAAGCGCAACTGGTTAATGCCGTAATCAGTACTCGTGGGCCGCTAACCGGGCGTATTGAATATGACTGGTTCGGGCCGTGGGAAAAAATTATCGGGAAATTTGAAATCAGGAAGAACGACAAGGGGAAAGAATATCGTGTACCTGGCTGGAAGCTGGCCGATGAAAACGGGATCGGTGTTCGCGTCCAGGCAACACTACGCGGAGAGAGCAAGCCACGCGTACTGGAGTTACTTCTGGCGCAGGCCAGAACACGTAACTCAACGTTATGGGCCGATGATCCTCGCCAGCAGCTTGCCTATCTGGCTCTGAAACGCTGGGCGCGCCTTTATTGCCCTGAAGTGATTCTTGGAGTGTACACCCGGGACGAACTGGACGAACCACAGGAAAAAATCATTAATCCGGTTCAGGAACATAAAAACACATCCGCCTGCCGTGCGGAACGTGAAACAACAATTATTGAGCAGGATGCCGGGGAAAACTGGATCAGTGCTTTCCGTGAACGTATTGAGCAGGCACAAAGCACCGGAGAAACAACAGCACTTCGCCAAGAAGTGGAAGATCATAAAAATACACTTGGCGCTCTCTACACAGAACTTAAAGGAAAAGTGGTTCAGCGTCATCACCGTCTCAATGCTATTGCCCGTATTGAGAAGATGATAAATGACCTGCCTTCATCAGGTGATCCAGAAGCAGAACAAAAATTTACTGCTCTGGAAAATACGCTGAATGCTGCACGACCACATCTGGGAGAATTATATGAGGCGTATAAAACGACACTGACAGATATGAAACCAGAATATATCGGCTCCTGATATTTACTATGGCGGTGTAGCCTCACCGCCATAACAAAACTTTATTTTATGAGAGAAAAGACAATGCGGTATGAAAAAGTCAAACCATGTCCGTTTTGTGGTTGTCCATCAGTAACGGTGAAAGCCATTTCAGGATATTACCGCGCAAAGTGTAACGGATGCGAATCCCGAACTGGCTATAGTGGAAGTGAAAAAGAAGCACTCGAAAGATGGAATAAACGAACTACTGGAAATAATAATGGAGGTGTTCATGTATAAAATTACTGCCACTATTGAAAAGGAAGGTGGCACTCCTACTAACTGGACAAGGTACTCAAAAACAAAATTAACCAAATCAGAATGCGAAAAAATGCTCTCAGGTAAAAAAGAAGCAGGCGTTTCCAGAGAGCAGAAAGTAAAACTGATAAATTTTAATTGCGAGAAACTTCAGTCCTCGTGAATTGCATTGTATTCAAATTAAAACTTCATAGCTGATTATTAATAATCAACATCGGGCGTCAATTTCAGTCTAACATTGGCGCCTGCCAGAGGTGATGCGATGGCACAAGTAATCTTTAATGAAGAGTGGATGGTTGAATACGGCCTGATGCTTCGCACTGGACTTGGGGCCAGACAAATTGAAGCATACCGCCAGAACTGTTGGGTGGAAGGCTTCCACTTCAAACGAGTATCTCCTTTAGGGAAGCCAGACAGTAAGCGAGGGATTATCTGGTACAACTATCCAAAGATAAATCAGTTTATCAAAGACTCATGATATGTCTAAATTACCAACAGGTGTCGAGATTCGAGGTAAATACATTCGCATCTGGTTCATGTTTCGAGGAAAACGATGTCGGGAAACATTGAAAGGCTGGGAGGTTACTAACAGTAACATTAAAAAAGCCGGGAATTTAAGAGCGTTGATAGTTCATGAAATCAATTCCGGTGAATTTGAGTATTTAAGACGTTTTCCCCAGTCCAGCACTGGGGCAAAAATGGTGACAACGAGTGTCATAAAAACGTTCGGGGAGCTTTGTGATATCTGGACAAAAATTAAAGAAACAGAGTTAACAACAAACACAATGAAGAAAACGAAATCACAATTAAAAACACTCAGGATAATAATTTGTGAGAGTACCCCGATATCGCATATTCGTTATAGCGATATCTTAAACTACCGGAATGAACTGCTGCATGGAGAAACGCTTTACCTGGATAATCCAAGATCCAACAAAAAAGGAAGAACCGTGCGCACAGTTGATAACTATATCGCTCTGCTCTGTTCGTTGTTACGTTTTGCGTATCAGTCGGGATTTATATCAACCAAACCATTTGAAGGAGTAAAAAAATTACAGAGAAACAGAATAAAGCCTGACCCGTTATCTAAAACAGAATTCAATGCATTAATGGAAAGTGAAAAAGGACAGAGCCAGAACTTGTGGAAATTTGCCGTTTACTCCGGGCTTCGTCACGGGGAACTGGCTGCTCTGGCGTGGGAGGATGTGGATATCGAGAAGGGAATTGTGAATGTCAGAAGAAACCTGACGATACTTGATATGTTCGGTCCCCCAAAAACAAATGCGGGGATCCGGACGGTAACACTACTGCAGCCTGCTCTTGAAGCACTGAAGGAGCAATACAAACTGACCGGGCATCATCGCAAAAGCGAAATCACTTTTTATCATCGGGAGTACGGCAGAACCGAAAAGCAAAAACTGCATTTTGTTTTCATGCCCAGAGTGTGTAACGGAAAACAGAAACCTTATTACTCGGTAAGCAGTTTGGGTGCAAGATGGAATGCAGCAGTAAAACGTGCTGGTATTCGCCGCCGTAATCCGTACCATACGCGACATACTTTTGCCTGCTGGCTGTTGACGGCAGGAGCGAACCCGGCATTTATAGCCAGCCAGATGGGGCATGAAACTGCGCAGATGGTGTATGAAATTTACGGTATGTGGATTGATGACATGAACGACGAACAGGTAGCTATGTTGAATGCGCGGTTATCGTAG